CCACGTCTACAGGGAGTCTGCATGACCAAGACCCAGATCGCCGACCTGGCGGAGCGGGCCGGCTGGACGCTGGCGCAGGCCGCCGTGGCCTTCGGCATCACCGAGGCCACGGGCCTGAAGACCTGGTGGGCCCTGCCCCTGGCCACCGGCCTGTCGGCCGTCAAGACGTTCATACAGGGGAAGCTGAGCGCCCCGAAGGGGGCGTGATGGATGCTGACGGAGCCGTTCTTCTGGAACTGGAACGCCTTAGGGGCGTTGTGAGCACTGGCTTCGCGGAGGTCAACGGCCGCCTGGACGGCATGACGCAGCGCACCACGGCCACCGAGGGGGACGTGGAGAAGCTAGACAAGCGCATCAGCGCCCTGGAGAAGAAGGTGTGGGCCGCCTGCGGCATCGCCACCCTGATCTCCGGCGGCACCGCCGCCACCATCCTGGCCCTGATAAACCGCTGAGCCCGGAACGCAAAGAATCGGCCCACCCCCGGAGGGGTGGGCCGATGTGGTTCGCCCCTCGGGCGCCGGAGCGAGTCACGGCGAGGGAGGGGCGGGATCAGGGGTTGTAATCGATGTGGTTGGCCGCCATGCGAGCGCCTGTGTGCTCGCCTTCGAGCAGGTGCTTCTCACTGGCGTCCGCCCAGCGGCGGACGCTCTCCGCCGCCTCGCGCAGCACCTCTGCGCGATGGTTCGGAGCGAAGGCGTCCATGACCGCATCCGCGATCATGTCCACGCTCTCCTTCGAGAGCGGGTCTGTGTGGAGCAGTCGCTGGGCCGCTGCGCGGCCTGCCTCTCTCGCGTCCATCAGGGCCGCTCCTTCCTGCGCAGTGCCATGGGCACGAGAACGACGAAGGCCGCCCCTGGGGCGGCCAGTGCGAACAGCGGGTTCTGCAACAGGGACCAGATCATGGGGCCTCCAGGACCAGGTCGTAGCAGGGAGTGATCTCGAAGCGCCCCGCCATGCCGGAGTAGTTGACGACGTCGTACAGGTCCGTCTCTGCGGCCTTAGCCGCCTCTTCGGTGTCGTACGGGCCGAACGCCTGGATGACTCCAGGCGAGTCGTAGTGACACAGAGCCAGGATGAAGCGCTTCCTCATGCGATCTCCGGCAGGTTGTCGATGTCCGGGCCGTCCTCGGCCCAGCCCATGGTGGCGGCGGTGGCCGCCAGGCGCTCGTCCGTGGCCGCCCTGTCGGCCGGCGTGAACAGCGGCTCCGCCGCCATCGTGGCCGCCACTGCGGCCTGGAGGGCGGCACCGGGCTGCCGCACCGGCAGCAGCTGGCCACCGGCCAGCTCGATCACGCGCTGGAGCTTGGAGACCAGGGTCTCCTCGTCGTCGTCCGGGGACAGGACCACGGCGGTCTCCGCCAGCTGGTCGGAGACCACGAATTTCACGGGGTTCTTGGAAAGCAGGCTCAGCATCAGGCTTCCTTGTCGGGGTCGATGAGGTTGACAAGGGCGTCGCGGACGCCCGCTTCGCTGCCGCTCAGCGGCAGCGCTCGTTGCTTCGCCGCCGCTTCGCGGAGCGCTCGGCCCTCCAGGGCCGTCTCGAACTTGTCCAGGGCGTCTTGCGCCTCGAAGGTCTGGCCTGCGAGGCCGTACAGGACATGCCGCCACCAGGCGGCCTCGGTGCCGTCAGGCGCACTCACTGGCCCTCCCAGGGCTTGACTTCGGCGATCCCGAGCACCTGCGAGGGGTGGCAGATCACCAGGGCGCCGTCGATCACGGCGCAGGACGCCTCGCCCGGCAGGGCGAGTTCGATGCGGGCTCCCGAGCCCGTGACGTACGCGACCGCGTACGGCGGGCGGGAGGCAGGGGCGGCTTCGCCGCCGTGGGCGAGGCATTCGCCCTTGCACTCGAAGACCGAGTGCTCCGGAGCCTCCGGCTCCATCTCCTCGCCTAGGCGGGTCAGTTCGTCGGCTGCCTCGGCGCAGCCGTGCTGGCAGTCGCCCGTGAGGTTGTTCGGGCATCCGCTAGGGCGGATGCAGGCGGCCCCCAGGTTCCCGGCGGTCTCCCCTGCCGCCGGGCCCGGAGGGTCTGCCTTCGATGAGCAGCAGCAGCAGCCTCCGTAGGAGGAGTGGTAACAGTGCACACCCTGCTTCCGCAGGGACGAGCAGTCATCCGGAGATGAGTCTCTTGAGCCCATCCGGGCCCTCCTTCATGTACAGCGAGTTACAGTCCTCGCCCTTCGGCAGCCGCACGGGCACCGCCCGCACGGACTCGATCAGTCGCTTGTTCAGGGACTTGCCTGCGTCGTCCGCGTCGCCGAAGGCGTACACGCGGGTGAAGTCCTGGAAGCAGAGCTTGAAGTGGTCCTCCCAGGCGTTCACGCCCGAGACGCCCACGGCAGGGATGCCGCAGGCACTGAGCGTGATCGTGTCGATCTCGCCCTCGCAGATGCAGATAGCATCCCCCGGGAGCTTCAGGTCTCGGACGTTGAACAAGTTCACTGGGAGCCCTTCGGGCTTCAGGTACTTGCGGTGTCCGTCGACCTCCTTGCAGTCGTGGTCCGCGATGCAGCGGTAGTTGGCGTTGACCACGCCCGCCGGCGTGACGTACGGCAGACTGAGCCTGCCCCGCAGGGATTCGTGGCCCTGCGCCGGTCGGCGCACGACGCCCAGACGGAAGTGCCAAGCCGTCTCGGGGCTGATGCCCCGCTTGGCCAGGTACTGCTGGGCCTGGAGGTCGGACTCCAGATCCTTCTGGTAGGCAGCCGTGGCCGCCTCCAACTGGAGGCGTTCTTCGATGGACAGCGATCTCAAGTGCTAGCGCCTTCCCGGAGGGACATAGACACGTCCAGTGGCCGCTGCGCGGCCCTCTCCGGGCCGCTGGTAGCGGCTGCGTACCGATTGCTTCATCTCGACTCCTGCGTTCCGCAGGATGGGCTCCAGGCGCTTCAGCGCCTCGGCCTTGTCGCACGACTCCATGGCCATGACCAGATGCATGGCAGTGCCCTTGAAGCCGCAGGCTTGGCAGAACAGAAGGCCCTTCTCCAGGTTCACCCGGAGAGAGGGCCTTCGTTCTCCATGCACGGGGCACAGGGCGTCTTGTTCACCGAAGCGCGAGCTGTCGCGCAGCTCCACGCCGTAGTGCTCCAGGACGGGGGCGAGGGGGATCAGCGGCGGGTGAAGCCCATGCGCCCCAGCAGGGCTGCCGCCAGAACGAGATCCATACGCACCCATGAGCCCAGCTCCTCCGCGGGGATGAAGCCGCCCGTGGTGTCATCCAGAAGCTGGGCTTGCAGATACGCATCCCAGCGGGCGGCGGTCTTGTACGGGCGCTTGACAACGAGCATGCAAGCCTCCGCCCCTGCGTTCTTCATCTCCGCAAGCGTCTCGCGCTGCCAGGCGGCGAGCTTCTGATCCTTGGCGGCCTTGACCTCGATGCAGACGCCGGGGATCCCGGCGACATCGCCCTTGTCCTTGTTGCCCGACAGGGCCCGGCGCTCCGCCGCCGGCCACCACTGCTGGAGGTACCGGACCACGGCAGTCTCAGCCGACGTGCCTCGCGCCTTCGCCTTGCTCACAGCCCCCGCTCCTCTTCGTCGCGGTCGATCTTGGCGTCCGTGACCAGCGGGGGCGTGTCGTCGTAGACGAGCCTGTCCAGCAGCGGACGCTGCTCAAGCGCCCGCTGGATCAAGGGCGCGTAGATGTCCTGGATGAACTTGGAGACGGGCGACTCCGGGCGCTCCGCGTAGAGCGCGTTGACGCGCTCGCGCTGCTCGCCCATGACCTGCTCGATCTCGTCCTGCGCAGCCTCGTAGGACGCCTTGGCGGCCTTCCAGCGCTCCAGTTGGGAGCGCGGGACCAGGTAGTCCAGCGGGGCATATGCCGGGTCTTCGCTGAAAAGCGAGTCCTCCCCGTAGTAGCCAGCGCTGCTCAGCCGTACGGCGACCATCTCTTCGTCGCTCACTCGCCCTGCCCTCCCATCTCCATGTCGTGCCGCACCGCGGCGCAGAACGCCACCAGGTGGGCGCTGTGCGCCCCCAGGTCTCCGTGCGGGATACACCGCACGGCGTATCCGTGCGGCTCCTCATCGATCCAGACCGTGTGCCCTGCCGCTGCTGCGGCGGAGGCGTGCGGAGCACGCACGGAGGCGGCCAGGGCCGCCGTCAGGGCGCTCACGCGGCCTGCTCCAGGAATCGCTCGCCGATCCACTGCGTGTACGCCGGCGGGATGGACTCCCGGATGCCGTCGCGGTTCATCCAGGGCACGCCCATGACCTTGCGGGCGTGGTCCACGCCCGAGAAGTTCCCGACGAACTGGCCGAAGTGGCCGGGCGGTATGGCCCGGCCCATCTTGGCCTGCGGCGCCGTGTGCGCCGGGTGCTCCGGGGCGGCGAGGCGGAAGCCTCCGCCGGCCTCGAAGTACCGGTGCCGGTAGGTCTCCAGACCGAACATGGCGCCGCAGAGCATGACGGGGTCGCGGAGCTTGGGCACCGCTCCTCCCACGTTTTCCATCGCCCACGGCAGGCCCGTCAGCTCCAGGGCCTGCCGGGTCGGACCGATCAGGTCCGGATGGTCGTTGTCCATGATCCGCTGACAGTCGCTGTCGAGCTGGCACGGCGGCGAAGCGTGGACGAAGACGAACGTCCTGCGGATCCAGTCCAGATGGGCCTCCACGAAGCCGACGGCGTCGGCCACGTGGAGAACGAAGGGGTAGCGCGGCTGCGCGTCCTTGTCGACGCCCTCCGGAATGAGGCCGGCGTGAAGGTAGCCCAGGGCGGCTCCGCCCTGGCAGGAGTACAGCTCAAGGACCTTCGGCGTCCTGCTCACGCCGCCTCGCCCACGTAGCGCACATACAGCCGGTGCTCTCCGGACTCCGTCCGGCCCTCGGCCTCGAAGGCGCCCGCCGGCGCGTACGCCTTGATGCGCGCGGAGCGCACCAGGTACGCCATGTGCGTCGACACGCGACGCGTGGTGTAGGCCGCGACGCGGCCCCACTGGCCCGGGTTCTCGCGCAGCTCCGCTGCGATGGGCACGTGCCTCACGTACTCCCGGCTGCGAGCCGGGGGGTTCTCGAAGATAATCACGGCTGCTCCTCTCCCCAGACCTGGACGGGGATGCCCGCCTCGCGGGCGATGCGGATGGTGTGCTGCGTGCCCTTGCCTCCAGGCAAGGGAAAGGCCAGGACCAAGTCGGCCCCGGCCTGGACCATCTCCGCGTTGCGGATGGGCCCGGCACGCTTGCCGTACTTCTCCCAGTCGGCCTCGAAGACCTCCACGGGGATCTCGGCAGCGCGCGCCCACCGGTCCGCGAAGCGGTCGGCGCCCGTAGGACAGCCACCATGGATCAGAGTGAAGGAGCTGTGCTCCAGGGCCACGTCCAGGAGCGTGGCTTGGACCGCATCGCGGTCGCTCCAGTCCCTGGAGCCCGTGACGATGACCCTCACGATGAGACCTCTTCCACGAGCACGATGCTCCGGGCGGCAAGCACGAAGCCTTCGCCGCCCGGGTTCGAGAAGGTGATCGTGGAGTCCTCTTCGCGCGTCCTGCACAGGCGCTCCGCGAACTGGGCCAGGGTCACCCGGTCCGTGATGTCCACGACCTTGGCCATGGCCGTCGATCCGACGGCGAAGTGAATGCGGATCATCACGGCTCCATCCCCTCCGCCACGCGGAGCAGGGCGGCATAGTCGTCGGCCCTCTTCTGGAGGGCCTTGACCTGTCGGCCCAGGGTCAGGGCTCTGGGCCCGACGGATGGGGCCGCCATCCATTCCTCGCGCTTGCGCTCCGCGCGCAGGTCCAGCTCTGCGTGCCGGGCGCGCAGCTCGGCAAGGGTGAGCGGGGTCACCGCTCCTCACCCCACGGGGTGTCCACGTAGAGCTGGGAGTCCATGAGGGCCACGCTGTGTCCCTTGACCCAGCGCTCGTAGTCCTCGGTGCGGCCCTCGCACATGACCATGCCCTCGCTCTTGGCCCGGTCAATGAACTCCTGCAACTCCTCCAGGCTGACGTGCCTGGAGCGACCCGGCCCCGCCGGGGCCTTCAGCATCACGCGTCGCCACGCCTGCTGGACGGTCAAGGAAGACCGCTCTTCGCTCACTTCCACCACTGCTCCTCATCGCCCGCTCGGGCGTGCTCGTAGCCCGCGTAGGCGGGCTGGATGTAGTCCCCGACGAAGGCACGCTCCGCGTGCAGCTCCATGGGGAAGTAGTCGTCCGCGTCGGCGGACGCCTTGGCGTGCCGGTTCTTCACGCAGGCGACGTTCAGGCGCCCCTGGATGTCCAGGCCACAGGTCAGGATCAGCTCCGGGATGGCGGCGATCTTCCCGTGAATGTCGCTGCGCCGCGGGCACGGCTTCTTCGTGCGATCGCTGTCAGAGGCGTGGTGTACGAGCAGCACGTGCGCGTTGGTGTCCCGGGCCAAGACCTTGGACTGGCGCATGAGGTCGCGCAGCGACCCCCACTCGTCCCCGGTGTCGTGTCCGATGTCGGACGCGATGTCCACCACGATCTGCGAGGGCCAGATGCCCTCGCGCTCATGGAAGGCGTACGCGGACAGCCAGATGTGATCCAGGTCCGGGTCCGGACGGAAGTCCATGGCCAGGAAGTCGAAGCGCTGAAGGGCCTGTTCGGCCCTCTCCGGCTGGCCGTAGGCCCAGGACTCCGTGGCCTCCGTCTTCTCGCCCGTGGCGATCGACAGGAGCCGCGCGCGGACCGTCTCCAGAGACGAGTCCGTGGAGAACATGAGCGTGGGCACAGCCATGTTGGCCACCGCGTTGAGCGTGATCTGCGTCTTGTTCGAGCCGGGGATGCCGGCGAGCATCGACACGGATGCGCGCCGGAAGCGGATGCCCCTCTGGTCCCAGCTCCGAAAGGGAGCGGGCAGCGGTTCCCCGCCGCCCGCCTCCCTTCGGACGCTACGCGACAGCGTTTGCACTACTCGCCCGCTTGGGGATCGATCAGGTCGGCTGCGTCAAGCAGGCCGTAATCCTCGCCAGTCCAGGACTCGGGGCGCGGAGCCTTCGGGCTCCCGTACAGATCTCCGAATCTGGCACGGATCTTCTCCGCCAGCTCGTGGGCGTAGGCGTCCAGCAGCTCATCGACCAGGCCGCTGGCCTCGCTGAGCTGGGTGAACTCCTCAACCGCATCTCGTGCGGCAATCAGCCGCTCGGACACGCTCACGCGTCCACCTCCCCGAACTCGGGCTTGTTCAGCCCGAGCAGCACGGTGTTCCACCTGTTCTCGCCCTCCGTGCGGTACACGAGCAGGGCCGGATGGGCCCAGTCGATGCGCCGCAGGCGCGTGAGGACTTCGTCCGGAGTGTCCACGACGGCGAAGCCGTCGCACGTGATCCGGTTGCCCTCGTCCGCGTTCGCGTCCTCTTCCCGGGCGTCAGGAAAAAGTACGTATTCGCTCTCGCTCACGCGGCGACCGGGTTGTACTGGCCGAACCCGGCGACGACGTCGCCGTGGATCCAGTAGTCGCCGCCTCCGGCCCAGGCGACCTTGCCGCGCAGCGCGTCCTTGTTCTGCTCGCGGAACGCCTTGAAGCCGTCCTTGCCCTGGAAGGGCACGTTGATCTTGTAGACCACCGGCCACTCCGGCCGGGGCTTCGGACCCTGGCGGTTGCCCTGCGGGGCACCGCCACCGAAGCCGCCCTGCTGCGGCGCGCCCCATGCGGGCGCGGCCTGGGCCGGCGGCCCCTGGTAGCCCGGCGCCGCCGGGACGGAGACGTTCGGCCCGAAGGGCGGCGGCGTGGGCTGGCCGAACGGCCCGCCCTGCGGCATCGCCGCCGGGGCCGCCTGCGGCTGGCCCACCACGTCCTGCCAGGCGGCCCGCAGCTGGCCCGCCAGCGGGCCCATCTCCTTGACGGCCTTGACCA